GCTGCTACTGAAGTGGCAAACAGCATGATTGCATACAACGGTGAACTGTTGAGTCACGTGGGTACAAACCCATCAGGCCAGAATTTGACCGTGTACATCAATTCAATTGTCAATTCTTTGTTGCATCGCTGTGGTTTTTTCCACATGTATCCTTACGCGGAGGAGAGTTTCTCCGATGCCATGGCGCTTACAACATATGGCGATGATGCGAAGGGGACTGTAGATCCCAACTTTCCAGATTTCAATATGATTACCTTCCGCGATTTTTTGGCATCTTGTGATATTCAAATCACGATGGCCGACAAGGAAGCTCAGTTCTTAGATTATACGACGGTGGATGGTAGTGATTACCTGAAGCGTAAGTCGATTTTTCATGAGGACTTGCAATTGTATCTGGCGGCTTTGGACATTGAGTCGATATTTAAACCCTTACATACGGGTTTGAGTTCAATTGTCCCTGATGAAGTCATCATGGCTGACGCACTAGATAGTGGTATGCGAGAGATGTTATACCATGGAAAAGAGGCGTTCGAAGACTTCAGATCCAAGGCAACAATTGTTGCTAAGGATCAAAAGATTGATCACTTGATGAAGCTCAAGGATAAATCTTATGAACGCATGCTCTATGATTGGGCATGTGATCACAATCTCGAAAAGAGATTACCAGCTTCAAAATATGCGGAGGTAGCTGCATACAAAACCAAAGCCTCCACCGAACTACCGATTACGGATCTCCTCTCCACTGTCCCGTTGCAGAGAGGAGAAACGCTTTAGTTCGGGGATCGTCCCACAAAAGGGATACCGGTATTTACTGGAGATTGATCATCACCGGGACCCCAGACTTCAAGTTTTTAGTTCAGGAACTTGATTTTATTTTTATATGGACTAGCAATTTTGATAATTTTAATAACAACAATTTTGATGGTGGGCTCTCCCATAATGAGTCAGAGAAGGAGTTCTCGCAATTTTCCGTTCAAGGTGTGGAACATAATGTTTCTATGAGCGTGGGCACAGTTAGCACTGAGACTAAATATCAAAATGTTAAATTTGCCGATCAGGCTGGCGATCATACACTGGATATACACAGTGTTATTGATCCAACCAGATGCTTACAGGATACAAATGATACAAACCTAGAACATTTCTTTCGGAGACCAATAAAGATCTACGAGACAG